CAGCAGATATAGGCGCTCATCATTCCCGACTTCGCTGCTCGGTTCGAGCCAGTCGCGCATCAGGCGGTTTCGATGTCCAGCCGCGATTGCTTTGATGGCTTCGGCGGGAGTCATCCATCCGGGATTGCGTTCACACAAAGAGACACATTGCCCACACGAGCATGGTCTAACACCGCGCTGCACCGCAACAACCGGTGCTCCTTCCACGTTCAATATCTCACTCATTTTGTTCCTTTTGGTTGCGCTCCACCACTGCCGCCACCGGCTGTGGGTGAGCTTGATTCGTTGGGCCACAATATCAGGAGCAGGCACGGTTGCCTACTCGACGGCGGGACAGGGTTTGGAGAGCCATCTTCGAGGGCGAGCCATACAGGTGCTCCGGCGTATCGGACCTCCGCCCCGGCCTCTCCTAATGTTGCGATGCAGCGCACTTGGTATATCGGCAGAATCAGCACGCTCATTTTCCCGTTGGCGCGTTCGGCCAGGGCTTTCTTGACCCACTGCGAGACTCCGCCAGTGAACGGAGGATTGACCCAGTTGCGTTGTCCCCATTCGGCTGTCAGCCCGTCATATCCTTCGGGGCGTGGATGGGGACATGGATCGTAATCGAACCGGAATTCGTCATTGAGCGTCCGCATCATCTCTGGTGGTGTTACCCAGTAGTGCTTCGGACCATGCGGCCCAACAAGGTCACTGGAGACAACCGCCTTGGCCTCACCAGTTGCGGACGCGGGCGGTTGTTCGGAAGGTTTGCACGAGATACACGTCCACGGTGCTTTGACGAGTTGCGGGAATGCTGGTGGCAGTCCGCATTTTATACAGGTTATGGAGTCCATATTTTTTGTGGTTCGGCGGCGGTGTCTCAGTTCGGTCGTAGGGCGGCATTACGTTTCTCACACCACCGACACTCTTTGGAACACCACCAGCCATGAAAGCAGCCTCCGCGATATTCCACACGTCTTGCACCGTGCAGCCGGCAGCGACGCCCATGCGTGTGCCGCCCTCGGTTTCGAGGATGAAGATATCACCGCCAAGTTCATCCGGGCGCATCAGTGTCGTGCCGAAGTTGCGCGTCAGTCCGACCGAGAGATTGATGAGTTGTGATTCGTCCATGCCGCCCAACACGACGCTGGAGACAATCGGCGTTGACGCTTTATTTTTGTTCATAAAAGGTTTCAGGTTGCTGGACATCGCAGGTCGCCGATGTCTCAGCTTTTTCGTAGGGCGATTGAAGGCGACGGCCATGAGTTCGGCAAAGGGCATCCAACGCCCAGCATGTGCCTTCAATGTTTCTTCGTTGTCATCGGCTGCGGCGGCCACCGCCCAGTCAAATAATTCTTTCCCTTTGCGCATTCTCATTAGTGCGGTTCCTTCTGGATACGCCCCGACAAGTCGCTGAAGACGACGCCGAGTATTCCTGCGATTGGGTGTTGATTTCGATTTTGTTTGCATAAATATAATTGAGGCGCGTCTTAGCTCCGCACGTTCGGCGGCGTTTGTTTTGGGCGTTTGGCTCCGCATCGTGGACAGAACTTCCAATCTTTTGCCCGGCAATATCCCGTTTGAGGGTTCCTGTTGATAAGTATCCACTCATTGCACCGTCTGGTAATGTGGCGGCACCAAATCATTTCAAGCCGCCGAATAAGCGCATGAAGACCGACGCGAGGTGTTCCTGCGCTCGAATGCTGGTTGGTTAAATCGTTGCTCATTCGCACTCTGTCACCGCGCTGGAGATCACGCGGTAAACGCCGTTGGGTTTTTAGGGCTGTGCTCATCCGCGTTTCGGGTCCTTCACACCCGCCATTTGTGCCTTGATCGCCAGGGCCGCCGAACTCAATTTCCGGCTCATCGCCACCAGCTCCCCCACGTCCTGGTCCGTGATCGTGCCGCCCCACTTCATCATCGCTTCCGTGGCCACGGCCGCTTGGTGGCTGCTTTGGTAGGCCATCTGTTTCGCTTCATTCAGTTCCATAATGTTCCTTTCTCTATCGTTTTTCCGGTTCTTGATATTTCAATCCCACAAATTCAAACACATCCGCCTCGCTCTCCACCAGCAGGCGGTCCAGACCGTCGTTTGCGCCCACCACAAAGCCGCTTGAATATGGTTCCCATTTCAACCCGCGCGCACGCGCCGCCTTCGCAATCGCCATGTTGCTTTCCGCCGGCCCGGTCCGGCACACCAAGTAATTCCACCAGTTCTCCTTCGTCGCCGTGAACAAATCCACCGGGATGCCGCTCTTTGAGTGAACCGCCAGTTTGATCAGTGAGCCCCAGGTCGTATTGCCGAGTGCATTCCGGCGCTGCGCCAGGATGCCCGTTTTAACCAGCCGGTTTATTTCCGATTCCGCCAGATTGCTCGGCGTTCCGAACATTTCCCCTTCACCCGTCACCGTCCCCACGCGCGGCACAAAAAGAATCTCCACGTCGCCCACTTCCGCCTTCATCCTCCGCACGCTTCCGGCAATCGTGAGCCTGTCCGGCTCGCAATACGGCATTAGGTCTGTCAGCAGCATCAAAGCCACTCCCCGCGCTTCCGCGCACGGAAATTTTTGTTTGCTCATAAAATAAAGTTGAAGTTCGCCTCGTTGGGATATTCGTGAAATTGCAGGCTGGCCCGGTCGAAGTAGAGCCACCGGCTCGCGTTCTGCTGGCTCCCCGGCCAGCGTTGTTTGCTTAAAATAAACTTGCTGTCCCACGTCTTCCGCACGCCCTCCATCTTGTCGCCGAATTCTTTCTCCGTCAGCTCGCCGGCGGCAAGTTCCTGTTTCCATTCCTCGATCTTCTCCCCCTTCAGCTCGTTCCGCTTTATCGCGCACACGTTCGCCGCGTTGTCGGTCCACTGCTTGCTCCCGCGCACCCGGTCCTTCTGCCGGCCTTCCCCCTTGTTCTCATGCACCACCAGGAACACGTGCGCCCCCTTCTTCACCGCAAAATCCGAGAACTGCGCCGCCACGAGCCCCTGCAATGCGTAATCGTCGTCCGGTATCCCTATCCTCATTACGCTGTCCACAATGAACACCGCCCCGCCGCAATGTTCCCGGGCATAGGTGAACGTGTTCAGCAACTCGCGCCAGTCGGTTATCCCCAGAAAATTGTAAAGCAAAATCCGCTCGTTCAGCCACGCCAGCGCGTCGGCAATCCGCTTTTCGTTCTCCGCTGTCTTCTCCAGTTTCCCCACGCCTAACAGTTGCCGCGACATGATCCACAGCGTAATTTCCGGAGGAACTTCCATGCTCGCTATCACCACCTTCTGGCCCTTCTCAAGCTGTTTCCCGATCACTATGGAAATCTGGCCCAGCATCGAACTCTTGCCGCTCCCGTTGTCCCCCGTGAACAGCGTCATTTCGCTCGGCCTTATCCGCATCGGAAATTTGAATGGCAGTTCCCAGCCGTAATCCTCCCGCGTGCGGTTGAACCATACGTTGTAATACGCGTCCCCAAAATCCCCCGGAGCGCACAGGTTTTTAGGGCTTATCGCCCCGCGCTCCAGCAGCTTCTTCCATCGCTCATGCCGGTCGTTTATAACCGCAATGCCGGATTCTGTAAGCTCTCCGTTGCTATCCATGATCCGGCTGTTTATCTCCGTGTCATTCGCAATCTTCACCCGCGCCATGTAACGTTCCCAAACCAGGTTCAGATATTGAGATAGAAACGACGGCGCAACTGCCACCTCTTGAATTTCAAATAGATAATGAGCCCCCCCTACCTGCTCCAGCTTGCCGCGCGCGTTCAATTCTGCCTGCAATGTGATCACGTCGAACTCGCCGGCCTTCTCCTTCAGATAAAGCATCGCCTGCCAGATTTCCTGGTGCCGAAGGTCGTAAAAAACCTCATCCTCTTCAAAGACGGATTGACATTCCGCAATACACTCATCCGCCCTTTCAATTGCTTTTATGTAACCGCCAAGGCAGCAGGACAAGACGCCCTGCTCCGCCGGGATGTCATGTGGTGGGAGTCTGTCCACGAAATCATTCATGAGTTTGTCAGTTCCTTTTCAAGTTGTCCGGTCGCCGCGCCGTTTTTTTTCGCCAGTTCCAATTCCTGCAAAATTTCCCCGCGTTCCCGCTTCAAAAGCCCCGGCGCCGGCGCGCCATTTTTTTCCAAAATCAACCTCGCCAGCGGCCGGCACGTAATCCACTCGCTCACAAACCTCTGAACCATCCTTCGGCGCCAGTCAGCCAGCCAGGTCTTCTGCCAGCTCATCCATTCCAGTGCCCAGGCCTCGGTCATCGCGCCTGCCGGAATTGCCCGCGCGGTATCGCCCGTCCAACTGCCCGCGAATTCCAAAATTTCGGCCTCTTCAGGAGCTTCTGAGAAGTCCCCCGCGCGCGTTCCCCTTTCCAGATTCCCCTTTCCCCTTCCAGTTTCCAGATTCCGTCCCGGTTCTGTAACCGTTCCTGCGTCCGTATCTGTTTCCGGTTCTGTAACCGTGGAAAGCGTGTTGTATGCGTCATAATTCAGGATAGAAATGATCGTTCGTCGTGGCGTAGCGTCCATTTTTAGCATGGCCTCATCCTGGCAGAAGGTTAGGAATCGTTTTACCCACTCCCCGCTTCGGTTCCACTCCCGTTCCAGCGCGCGTTGGCTCCAGCAAAGCTGCCCACGCTCCATCACAAAGCTCTCCCCATGCACCGTGGCCGTCCGTGGCGCGTCATTGGCCAGCAACAGCAGGTCCACCCACGCCTGGCCGTAGCTGAACGGTTCCCGCAGCCATACCGGATGCCGGCGCAGACGTTTATTCACCGTCACATTCCCCTGGAGAAGTTCGCTCATGTTACCAGCGCCCCCTCCAGCGCGGCAGTGGCCCTTCCAGGTCAAATTTTTGTTGGCTCACGGGCCGGGCCCGGAGCGCCATTTTTTTCATGAACCTGGAATTGTCCCGCACTGTCACGCTCACCAGGTTCATCGGATTGCTTCCGTCGACGCCGGGAGCGTGGCATATCAGCAATCGCGTGTTCACCGGCGGCACACTCCACACCACCAGATCCATAAGCCCGGCTGCGCCTTGGGGCGGCGAGTTTTTTCGGCCGGCCGCATTGCCCGGGACCGGTGCCGGTCCCGGTTCGCTCTTTAAGGAATGGAAAATTTTTGCAGCCGACGTTTTGAGTTTCGAGATCATGGAATCCTTTTGGTTTCAAAATTCTCCTGCGCGTCACCCATCGGTATTTTCGCCAGCGCCGCCGGCGGCATCCCCCCCCCCCCCATCCTCCGCCTGGCGTTCTCGTGGCCCGATCCCATTAGCATCAAATGAAGCATCAATAGTATTGGAGGCTTCAATTTCAAAATCATTTGAGGGTTTCCCGATTGATTCTAAATCAGCCGGCAACGCTGCTGCCCAGTCGTTGAGCACCTTCACCGCGAGTGCCGCGGGCTGCAGTTTCACGCTTGCGCCGACGCTGATCGTCGTCGGCTCACCCAGCGCGAGCGCCCTTTTGTCGTAAATAGTTCCCACCGCCGAACTCATAAAGTTGGGGTGTAGCTTCCCGTTTTCGATGGATTCATGGATCTTCTCGATACCATCCTCGACTAATTCCTCTGCCCGCTGCACGAACCTTGCTCGGAATGGGGCTAGTTTTCCCTGCTCAACGAGGACAGCGCGCGCGGCCCGGACTGAATGAGGCGAGACGTGCAAGAACCGGGCGACTTTTTTCACGCCATTGCCCAAACACAACAGATCTACCATGCGCTGCACCTTATTCAAGTCATCGAGCAGGCGTGCGCCTGTGATTTCCTTTGCGCGGATTGCTTCCACCCACATTGGTTTGACCGGCAGATTTGACTCATCAAACAAAAAAGGCGCCGCAGGGTCCTGCAACTCGGCCAAGACTGTTTTGCGTGAAATGCGTGGCATAACTCAAACGGTGGCTGCATTGCGTCTCAATTCACCTACTGATCGTGCGGGAATACCCATGTCCAAAAAAACACGCCGCGCCGTCAAATAACCATTCACTCCGCTCGCTGGTATTCGGTAATCTGGCCGCTGCATGCTGCCGAGATTTACTACTTCCGCGCCGAACTCGCGTGCCTTGAGCTTGACGATCACCGTCTTCTCACATAGGCCCAAGAGCAGCGCGACAGATTGGACCGTGTAGAAAATTTCCACGGCTTTCATTAACGCGCGCCTCCGTCGATCAACTCTGGCGGTGGTATGATAATCTTTGGCTTGGTCGCCTGCTCGGCCGCATTGGCCAGGATGCTATTCTTGAGTTCGTGGCCCATCAGCTCGAGGTAGAACACGATCTCGGCTGCGGGCACACCGTGCTTAAGCGCGTCATTGGTCAAGCCGGCCAGATTTTCACTGTAAGTAGCCATAATTTGAGAGAGTCAAACAATCCAGCGGATCCGGCGGCGTTTTGGTTGCAGGGTTTCGCGCCAGATCGAATTGCTGATTGACAAAAAACGCGCGGGCGATGGGATGAAGCTGCCAGTCATAGGTGTCAAGGTGTTTCTTGGTTTGTTGAGGAACCCCAAGAGAAACGTATAGAAGCTCCCGGCAAGCACCCGCGCTGCTGCCGCAGCCTTGCGCCGCGGCAAATTGGTAGCGGGAGCTGGAATCGAACCAGCGACAACCTGTTTATGAGGCAGGCGATCTACCACTGATCTATCCCGCAAAATCGAAGCTTTCTGATGAGCCAAACATTCCGGGCAAATGCCGTCTGTGATATTGCCTTTGGGTGTGCCTATCCAAGCCAAAGACCAGTGGCCTTGCACAAAAAAACGAGGCGCGCCGACGCGCTCAATGCACCATTTGCAGCGCCGGACCGGTGCAGGTCGCAAGCCGACCTCGGCCGGCGCCATGAAAATGGTGTCTCCCAGATTCACGCCGCCACCCCCTTTCTGTTGCCGTTGGCAGAAGATTTAGGATCGCTGAAGAAAGCGATTATGGCTTCGCGAGCAACATCCGCTTCCGAAATGAAGCGCTGCTTTGCTTCTTTGTTTATGCGGCGTTTCAGCGACTTCGGCAACCTAAACGCAAGCTTTGTTTCATGAACCATATTGCGAATTATCATACAATCGCAACAATCCGTCAAGAACAATTTTGAATTATTTAATTGACAATGGCCGCCGTTTGTAGGACAATAGGAACATGACGAAAGAAGAGACGATTTACTTGCGTCTTACAGCGGAACTGCGCCGACAACTTGACGCGGAGGCCGAACGCCGCGGCGAAGCGCTTTCTGTAATCGTTCGCGAGGCTTTGAGGGAATACTTTGAGCGGAAACCGGGAAATGTCAGCGTGCCCGATGTGGCATCATCCGTCATCAGGCCAACGGAACGGCCAGAACTCAACGAACCTGTCAGTTACCGCAATAAAAGGAAACCGTGAAAAAACCCACTATTTTGGCATTAGCTTTGCTGTTAATTCTAACCGTTGCCGCTGGCGATTCACCATCCCCTCAAATCGGGCGTTATACCATCATACCCGTGCGGCTGGAGATAATAGGGCCCGACCTGAATCATCCGCAGATTTTGGAAACGGCCGTAAAACTTGACACTGCCACCGGGCGCGCATGGTTTCTGCGTTATGTCACGAAAAATGGCGTCGCCGACTGGGCACCAATTTCGAATTTCATTCCCGCTTCATCCATCGAAACCAACGCTCCGTTATAATTCGCGTCTATGAAAACTTTCGCCCTGCACAAACGTTCCGAGACCCGGGACGCGCCTTGGTATTTCAAATTCGCCTTCCGGGGCGTGGTCTATCCCCGTTGCCTCCAAACAAATGATGCCAGTATTGCGCAGCAGCGCGCGCGGCTGCTCCACAAGGAAATCACCGAAGCCATCATTGCCGGCCAGTTCGAGCGGTTGGATGGCACCAGGATGCGAAACGTTGGCTATTCGTCCTGGGCAGAGGTCGAAGCGGCATACCTGCGCTATCCAGGGAGGCGGCCCGCTCCAAAAACACGGCGCGGCAATATCAATTGCCTGGGCAAGATTATGGCGGACATGGGAAAAGCTCTGGACGTTGGTGCCATGACTTATGATCTCTTGCGTGCGTGGAAGCTTCAAAAGGCAGCCTTCGCCAATGGCAAGCAGATTGACGCGAATCACACACGGGTTTTGCGCACGTCAAATTCCGTGTTGCGGCAGGCGCGCAGCGTATTTAGCGATGACATGCGGGAGTATTTTACGGAAGACTGCCGGTTGAAATTGCCTGGCAGCCTCGACAAGTTTCTTGCGGTTAAACCCTTCGCCGACCTGCCACGAATTGAATACAATCCGCCCTCTGACGAGATCATCCAGCGCACGCTGGCTGCGTGGGAAGTGCTCGACGACCGCAACCTCTTCCTTGCCATCGGCCATGAGTTGGCCTTTGGACTGCGCATTGGCGAAGTGGCCCAAGCAAAGTGGAGTTGGTGGACCGCCCGGCAGGGTTATCCTGTGCTCGATGGCGAGGCGCACGTAAAAAACAAGACCGGGCTCGTCCAAGTCCGCGCGTTGGATCCGTTTTACACCATCATGCGGACGAAGGCCATAGCGCGCGGCTGGCTTACGGGGGACTTTATTATCCTCGGCAGCGCCAGTTATCGCGCCGACGGTCTTCCGCGGGGCGTGTCGGACTTCCTGCGCGGCCTCGGCTGGCAGACACAAAAGACAAACCACGCCTTGCGCGCCTATGCCGGCAGCCAGGTCGCAATGAAATATGGGATTTACGATGCCCAAACCTGGTTGCGCCACAGCAGCGTGAAGGTTACGGAAGCTCACTACAGTCACTTTGTCTGCAAATTCAAGCCCGCGAACCTCGACGACATCGCCGCGCACTGGGCCGTGCTCGACCAGGTGCCCGTTCTCACCATCGTTCAACAGCAACTATGAAAAATAAAAAAACCAACAAACGCGAGACTGACTGCAGCCGAAAGGTTGGCTAAAATCCGTTCGAGCCATTATACCAGAAGAGATCTTTGATACCACCCTGATGCCACTTTTGATGCCAGTTGATGGTTCTGCTACGTTCCGCTACGTTCCGCTAAACGACAGGACACTTGTGGGTAGGCAGTTGAATCAAACCTATGTGGGCAGCGGTCAAAACGCGCAAAAGACAGCAAAAGCGGTAGTGCCTCGGGCCGGGATCGAACCGGCGACCAGATGATTAAGAGAAAACTGGATGATTGATTATCCAGTTTGATGGCCAACGGTTTACAACGCTCATTTGCCGCCTGCTGCGCCGTTTGGTGCCGCTACTTTGTCCACACGATCAAACGCTTCCACCGCGCGCTTGGCTGTCTCTCCGGCCTCGCGGTAGAGCGCACTGCGCTGATCGTTGTCCCGCGTGGCGCCGGCCAGCGCCATCAGTGCCTTCAAGGCCGGTGCTGCGCCCGGTTCCTTGGTGGTGCCCGTCGCAATGGTCCGCTTCATCTGCATGCCCCAGTCTGGCGGCTGCATCGTGGGCGGCTGCCCGGTGATCTTGGCCCGGCTGGCCTGCACTTGCCACGCCTCGAACTGCGATTGCATCAGGTTGTAACGGTCGTAAAAGTCCGCCACAAACTGGTTGTTGGCGTTGAACTGGCCGCCTGCCCTGAACAGCGTGCCCGCCACGGGCAGATCCGTCGGTTCCCAGCCGCGGCCGGATCGCGGTGGTCCCAAGCCGATGAGTTGCATTGCCTCCGTGCCCGCGCCGCCGAAATAGCCGCGCAGGAAAGCATCCACGCGCCGGGGACTCGCATCGGGGAAAACCTTGTTGATGCCGATGGCCAGCCTCGAGGTGTAGGGCCCGCGCTGCTGGTTCGCCGGCAATCCCACTTCGGACGGCGGCACGATTGGCCGGTCAAAGTAGGCAATACGGTTCTGCCATTGTTCCTTGGCCAGCTTGAGCAACACCGGATAATCCACCGGATCCAGGTCCGTGAATATTGCTCCCAAAGCGTGTTTCACCGCCTCGGGATCGCGCCGATACCACGAGTCTGCCATCGCTTCCGGCAGCGCCATCGCCGTCATGCCCCATTCGAATGGCCGCGCGATCTTCCACAGGTTCTTGCCGTCGTCGAGCCAGGTGTAAAGGTAGCGTTCCTTCCACGGCATGGCCTGATACCATTCCTTGTCCTTGTTGCGCCACCAGTTCAGCAGCGTCGGCGCGGCGAACACCATGCCAGCCAGCAGGGCTGATCGCGCAGGATGTTCCATGAACGCCCGCGCATACGCCCGCGTGTGTTGCAGTGTGATATTGTAAAACGGGATCGCCTGGTTCAGCACCCGGCTCATGTCGCCCGCGGCGGAAAAGTCCACTGTCACCCGCTTGGCCGCCAGTGCCATCTGCACTGCCTGATCCGGCAGCATGGGCCGGCCTGGTGTCCAGCCGATCTTGTCCGCAATGGCTTTCAACTCCGCCACGCGCGGCGCGCCTTCGGGTATGCTCAACAACTGGCGCAAATGGTCAATGGGATGTTGCACGGTTCGGATCACGCGCCCATGAAATAGTTCATCGCTCATGCGTTTGGTATAGCCGATGTCCAGGCCGAGCGGCTGGCCCATGTGCGCGCCGAGATCCTTGAACGCTGCCGAATATGGCTCAGCCTTGCCACCGAACCCTTCCTTGAGCACGCCCGCCAGCGCCGCCGGATAATTGAGCGCCGACCGCGCCGGATTATCCCCCTGCATCAGCATCAGTGCCAGCGACCGCGCGGGTTGCGTGATGAACTGGAATCCGGGCCGTATGGCCGTTGTGCCCAGCCGGAACATGCGCGTAGGCGCGCCCAGGACGAGATCCAACAGCTTGCCGGCATAGGGCAAACCCGGCAACGCCTGCTTGAGCGAGTAAGTTTGCAGCCCGTCCAAAGTCTGGTAAAGCTCCGGGTCCACCTGAAACCAGCGCCGCTGGCCGGGACTGCCCACCGCGATGATCGGCGCGCTGCCTTTGGGCATGTCCGCCGGCGTCCAATACTCCAGCATCCGATCCTTCGGCATTTCGCTTGTGTCAATGCCCAAGTCCTCGAGCTGCGCCCGCACCTGATCAAGCGACACCAGATTGCGCACACGCCCGCGCGGGATGGCCTCGACCAAATGGCCCATCCCTTCGAGATTGGACAATTTTACGATGCTGTTGGTGACGAGCGCGCGATTGGCCCGGTTCACCAGCCGCGCGGCATTCAGCATGGTCTGGTCCAGCAGATCCTTGACGGGCAATCCGCTGCCGCGCATGCGGAAGAAAGGATTGCTATTGGCCAGCGCCGCTGCGGCCTTGGCTCGGGCCGGATCAATCATGCGCGCCAGCGGCATGTAAAACTGTGCCGATTTCCATTTGTCAGCGAGCGGTTTCATGCCCGGATCCGCCTGCACCAGGTAATCCAGCAGGCCATTGTGCCACTCACGCCATTTCTGCACCGCGATCTCGCGCTGCGGCGTGCTCATGGTCTTGATGATATGCTGTGCATCCGCCAGACTGATGCCGGGATTCTTGGGGTCCGGTAAAAAAGAGCGCTGGCCGCTCCTTGGGTCCGTCACCATGCGCGTTTGTTCCCACCGCGCCTGTGCCGCCTTGGCAAAGGCCAGCAGCAACGTCTCGCTGCGCTGGCCCTGCACCGGCGCAAACGCCTCGCGCAGCGATGGCCCGACGGGATTGCCCCAAATATCCAGCATGTGCTCGGTGGCCATTCGCTCCACTGTGGCGCCGGCGCTGCCGCGTTTCCATGACGCCAGCAGGAAAGGATTCTCCGATGGCGGCAACTTGCCCGCCCTGGCTTCCGCCGCCTTCACCAGCCGCTCGAGGGGCGCGAACGATTCAATCTGCGCCTTGTAACTTACAAACTGGCCCAATGCCTGGGCAATCTGCCGCAAAGCGCCCGGCGACCTCGCCAGTTGCGCCTGGGCGCGCGCTGCGGCCCCTTGCAGCCGGCTTGTGGTGATAAGCTCGCGCGCCTTCGTCAGCGCCTCGGCAATCTCCGGGTGTAACGGCAAAAACTGCTCATTAAACCACTTGGTCATGTGCGGCGCGACTGTTGGCGCCTCATCGGTGGATAGCCAGTGCCGGAGATATTCCGCCCAGCCTTCGCCACCGTAACCCGCAAGGGGCTTCACATCGCCGTAAAGGGCCTTGCCCAGGTCTTCCAGCTCGCGCATGGCCGCGGGAGAGCCACCCTGATCGCCTCCGGCTGCCACGCGCCCAAACACCTGTTTGGCGAGGTCATGGGCAATCTCATGCGTGGCGGCGGGAATATCATCCACACTGCGCACGCGGACAACTTCCTGACGGTCCTTGTAAATGGCGCGATTCGGTCCGATGGCCGTGCGGCCGGTCACGCGGCCCGACCGGATGGGCGTATTGCCGCCCGCCGCGCGCGAGACAGCTTCGAGCGCCGCATTGATCTGGCCGATGGTGGCTTTGCCTGCCTTGGTCTGGTCCATTTCCACCGGCAACCCCGGCACGCCGCCACGCTGCAAGGCTGGCTGGCCATGTTCAGACTCGTTTCGATCCACCGCAATCTCAATGACGGCCGCCGTCCCGGCTTCTGATCCATACACCTTATTCCAGCCGGGAAGACTCTGAGGATTCGTTTCCTTTCTGAATCCGGTAATCGTGCCCGTCAGCCTCTCGCCAGAATAACCCTTCGACAGAACAACCTTGCGCCCCACCGGGGCGGTTTTCTCATTCCAGCCGGGCCCATATTTCCGATATTCTTCACGTTTGTCGCCCGACTTGAAGGCCTCGAAGAACTCGCTTTTGAGCGGAATGAACATCGGCCGCTCAACTGAAGCGCGCGTTGTTGGCGCGAACAAATCCCCGCCGCCCACAAAATCCCCTTGTCCCAGATCGCCCGTGCTGCCTGTGAGTCGCTCCTGCGCGCGCGCCTGCATTTGACTGCGGACTGCGGACTGATGACTCTGGACTTCTTCGCCCACCATCCTCGCCGCCTGTTCCGCGCTGCTTTCCGCCGGTTCAAACGCAAATGCCCCGTTGAAATCCGGCATCCCATGCTCCCCTTCCCCTTCAAACTCGCTGGTGTCCAGGTCTTCGCCCGCTTGGATGTTGCGCAGCACGCGCAATTTGCGGTCCGCCACCTGCATCCTTCGGCCATCGGCAAAGCTGTCCCGGTTCATCCACACATGAAAATCCGCCGGACTGGCCGTGTTGCGCCTCGAGACGCGGCCCAGCATCTGATCGAACACGTCGGCGCTAAAGTTGAGCGTGGCCGCGTGCGCCTGGCGCGGCGCATTACCGATCTGGTCGTCCATGTCCAGCCCGGCGCCACCGCTGCGCGGCGTGGCCAGCAACACCTTCACCCGCCCGCCCTGGAACGCCGCCGCCGCCTTCGCCTTGGCATACGGATCGTCCTCGAACACTTTGGCGTAAGGGATTTTCCTGGCGTCAAGTTCCTTGCCCAACTCGGTGAGAAAACCGGGAATGCTTTTGCCCAGGCCTTTTACCATGCTCGGATTGTAATTCTCCGCATACACAATTACGTGCTTGCCGTCCTTGTAATCCTGCAGCATGGCATCGCGGATGTGCGGCAGCTTCTGGATCTCCGCCCAGCGCGAAAGCTCGAGCGTCTTCTGGCCTGCCAGATTGCGCCGGTAATTGCTGCCCGGTCGCGCGGCGTTGATCAGCTTGTCCCAATGGGCGATGATCGTCTCCTGTTCATCCCGCTGCGCCTTGGAATAGGCTGGCGCCTCGCGCAGTTGCGCCCGGCCGTAAAAAGGATATTCGCGCCGGATCAACTGGCCGGCCTGCACCGCCAGATTGCGCAGCTTCTTGATATGGTCCACCACCGTGCCCCAGCTCGTGTCTTTGTCCAGCACGGCCATCGTGCGGCTCTTCCCGTTCACCATCCGCTGTTCGTAATGGAAGCCGAGTTGCGATGCGATTTGTTCCCGCGTCTTGCCGGTAAGCTCGCTCAAAAAATAACTGGCGTGCGTGGGCCCATCCATGGGCGTGGCGGTGGCAAAGACCTTGCGTTCCGCCTGCACGTCGCGGCTATACGTCTCCCGCGCGCTGCCGGCGTTCTTGAGATTGTGAGCCTCGTCATAGATCACCACGCCAAACTTCCCGGCGGGCACCTTGCCGGTGGACAGATCGCTGTAGGTGATGAACGTCGTGTTTTGCATGGGCACGCCCAGCTTTACGGCGTCCTGTTTGAAACGGTTTTCGATTATGGGAATGCTCTGTGTGACAATCAGGCTGGGGAGCTTGGTCTTTTGCGCGTAGGCGTTGGCAATGGCGAGTTCCGTGCCGGTTTTGCCGACGCCTGTGCCGTCCCCGAGGAGATAGGCTTTCTTGCCGTCGTCGAAGGCGGTGAGGGCGGCATTGACGGCGAAGCGCTGGACCTCATCGAGGCCCGCGCCGCCCGGCCCCGTATATTCGCCACTGCGGACAATCGGTCTGGGCGCTGGTAAATCTCGGAAGTCAACCACGCGAAGGCCTGGTCGTCGGCCACGGCCCGCTCCTCCCACTGTTCCAGAAAGCTCCGGTCCGCCTCCAGCGGCGCCTGCTCGATCGGTTCGGTTGCCATTGTTGTCATAAGTCTCGGTCTCCTCTTGAGGCGTAAGCCGGTCCCGCAAGTGCCACGCCTCGGTGTAAAACCGCACTTGTTCGTATGCCGCATGATAATACTGGTTTAACTTCCCGTCAAGCGCCTGGCTCATCGTCCTGGCGAAATCGGGGAAACTCGTCTTGCCCTGCTCCACGAGAATGCTCGCCATCTTGGTGAGCTTGCGCAGCATGGTGGGGTCCAGTTCCGGCTGGCTGGTGCCCAATCCCGGCAACGCCTCGCCACCGGCAGGCACGGCCATCCCGTGTTCAATGTCAATCCCGGCCTTGCTCATCACGGCCAGTTGATATTCCGGCGGCAACCGTTCCGCCTCCGGCCCCGGCACAAAATGTTTCGCGCCGCTCGCACCCGTCCGCACCTCGCCCAGCTTCTGATCGCCGCTCCAAATTTCCGGGACTGTGGACTCTGGACTATGGACTGTCAGGCTCTTATTAAAGACTTCAAAATCCGCCGCATCCTGTGCCCCCTGTGTGGCCTCCGCATCAACGGGCGGCCCGGCTGTGTGATGTTCCCACTGCTGCCGGTAAAGTTCCTCCTCGGTCTCCGGCATATGGTCCGGCATCATGCCTGCCCGCTGAATGTCTCCCAGGCCCGCCAACGTCTCATCCGGCGCGCCCTGGCCGGCGGGCTCGTTCCAGGCAAAGGCTTTCTTGTAAGCTGCGCGCAAGTTACGGTAAAGCACGGCTTCCTTGTTGTCCCGCGCGCCGGCAATCTCCTCGAGTATCCCGGCCAGTTCGTCGTGGCCGGTGGCGCCGTGGCTCCACTCCGCCACCACCCTGGCTGCGCTCTTGCCATTCCGGATCTCCGCCAGGGCATCGTCCAGCGGCGGCGCGCTCAATCCGCCCGCGTCTTTGACCGCATCCGCAAACCTGTAACCACCCTCGGCTGCGGGCACTGGCTCTACCGGCTCGGCCACTGGCGGCGTCCAGCGGGCAGGGCCGGCTGTCCCCTGCGCGCCGCGCGCCTCGGCGCTGGCCCGCACCCGTTCAATCTCCGCCTGCCGCATGGCTTCGGGCTCCGCTTTGGCTTTCTGGATTTCTTCATCCGAAACTTCCTCCGCCTGGCGCGGCCCCGGCAACACCGGCGCATTCAGCACCGCCTCATCGTGTGCGGCGACGCTCTTGAGTTCAGCCACCAGCCTGCCAAATTCGTTCGGGTCAAATATCGGCTGGTCTGGGTCTTTCTGTTGTTGTTGCGTCGGGCCGACCGGTGGAACATCGGGTAGTTTGGGGCCGAGCGCTTCCTGCTCCAGATCGGCTACCGTCGGCGGCTCGACAGCGCCTTCTTCACCCGCGCCTGCGCGTCCTCCCGACTCCACGGGTTCGGGTTGTTCGGGTGGTCCTTGTTCCACGTCATGGCCGCCAGCTTCTTGGCCTCCTTCAGGGATTTGCCCCGTTTCAGGTAACTGTCCCGTATCGCTTCGTATTGCTTCGGCATTTTGTGCTCCTTTCGGTTGTATCCCCGCGCGTCTGCCAGCCACAATGGGTATGCCCAGCATGCCCGCTGTCACGCCCGCTTGTATCAGTTTGCTGTCCCCGCTTTCCGGGTCGCCTGCGGAGTAATGGCCCGCCGCCTGGCTCAAATCCACCGGCAAACTCGCCGCCATTTGAGCCAGAAAAGCGCGCCCGACCTGTGGCCCCACCCCGGCTGGAAACATCAGCACCCCTTCCGGCGATGCAAAGCCCTCGCCCAGCGCCGCCGCTGTGTTCTGGCCGGCTTGGATGGCATTTACGGCCCGGCCGGGCGCGTGTGGGAAAAGTTCGCGCACGTCCTTCTCGTCCATCTTGGGCAGGGTAAATGCGCTGTCCAGGTTCATCGGTTCCACGCCGGCCTGGCGCAATTCCGCGTCCCGCTGCGCAATGAACTTGGGCACATTGTCCGGCCTGGACTCCGAAGCCATTGAAATGATCGCATCCCACTTGTCGTGGACGGCCTGCGCGTTTTGGGCAATCTGTGTGGGTGTCAGTCCTGATTCGCGCAGCTTCTGAAATGCGCCATGAGTTGTCTCGGCGTTTTGCTTCTGCTCGTCCGATAGATCGAACATGGCCGGAAACAGCTCGCGCCATTTTCCGGTTTCCGGCAGGGCCGCCAGCTTTTGCTTCTGCTGCACCAGCGCCTCGCGCGCGAGTTGGTCGCCGATTGGCTGCGGCGCTTCATTCGCCAAATCGTCTGCCAAAGACGGTGGCGCGGCTTCCTCGGTCAGTTCATCGGCCAGGCTCATTGAATGCCCAGTTTGCCCAGTTCATCCTTGAATTGCTGTTTCGTGATCTTGCCCGCAACCAGTTGCTGCTGCAATGCGCCAACGGCCGTCCGCTTCTCCGCCGGCACGCTGCTTAAAGCCGATGAGCCCTTTGCCGCCGTGGCCGCCGCTGCCGGCGCGCCTGTCGCGTTCCCGCGCAACTGTTCGATCTTCCCGGTCAATTCCGCCCTGTGCCCCGCCCTGTCTTCCGGCGTGGTGCCAGACCAGTTCATCGGGTTGTTCAGCGCCGTCAATTCGTCCTGATAGGACTTCAATAAATCCTTTGGAGCAAGTTTGGTCCGCGCCGCCTCGCGTTGAGTCTGCAATTCCGCCGTCTCTCCCCCGCGTGCCGCCGCGCCATAAGCAGGGTCCACCTGCGTCCAGCCTTTGCCACGGGTCAATACCGGGATGGTGTGGTAACCCTGGCTGCCCGGCGGTCCCGATGGCACCTGGGTAAGGTTTGGCTTGTCCTCCGTGTCCGTCCCATACCCCGACACGTCCTTGAGGCTCTGGCTGATGAACTGCAGATTGCGCGGCTTCACGCCGGCCTGCATGGCGCCCATCAGCAGCTCCATCGGATTGAACGGTTTCTTGTCCGTGGCCGGTTCGCCCGTGTCCGGGTCCACGTCCGGCGTTTCGCCCGGCATAAGGTGTGTCTTGCTGAAGTCGCCCAGCATGTTGGAAATGTTTTCCCGGTCGGCCTCGTCGTCCTTCGAGGTCTGTTCCTGCTGTTTGCGCATGTCCCCAAAGTCGCTGTAATACTTCGCCCGGCCCTGTTGCTCGGCAATGTCCGCCTGCGTCTTTTGCGCGGCCCTCTTCTGGGTTTCGCCCTGCCAGTAGCCTTCCAAATCTGGCAACCCGGCCGTATGCGACCATGCTACTCTAGACTGTCCTTCCGGCGTCAGTTTTTCCACCTGATCCGGTGTTACCGGCTGGCCTGTTGCCGGGTCATTGTCTCCAGCGGCAAACCGCGGCGCGTAATCATCAATGGCAGCTCGTAGGGTCTTCGCCTGTTTGGCGCGTTGGATAAATCCGCCAATGAATTTCCCCAGCCCCGCTCCGCCTATTGCTCCAGCTTCTGTCATGTCATCAGCCATAAATCACCTCGTTGTTACATTCCACCAGCCATGCCGCCCAGCAGTGAGCCTACCCCAGAAACAGCCATCTTGGTGTAAGCTTGGGAATTTGCCGAGTCGGCCTGGCTCTTTTGCCACCATAAATTCGACTGCTGCTGCGCCAGACTCAGTGCCGGACCCGTATTCGGGTTGAACAGGCTGTAGGCATTGCCCAGTCCAAGCTGGCCGGTGCTCGTAGCGCCGCCGATTATGCCCGACGCCGTCGGCACGCCGCTCGTGGGCATGCCCAGGATGCGCGAGAACGGGTCGCCGTAAAAGCCCTGGCTCATGCTCGCCGCGCCGCTGGCATTGCCCAGCGACTGCTGATACCGCGAATTGCGCGTGGCGTCCTGATAATAAGCCTCCGCTGCGGCGTCGTTCGTGCCCGTGCCAAACCCGCGCGCACTCTGCGCCCCGCGGATGTCCTGGTTCAGCATGGTCTTGGTGAACGGGTCCAGTGCGCCCTGCAAATTGAGCCGCTGCTGCGCCTGGGCCGTCGCGGTGTCCACCAGTCCCGCTCCGCCCGGGTTGCCCGCGCGCGTGGCTGCCATGGCTGCCGGCGCGAGATTGGCCACGTCCGTTATGCCGGCCTGGCGCTGTTGCGTGGTCATCTGGTTGATCGTCGGCTGCAGGTTCTGGTAAGCCGCAATCAAGCCCGGCTGCGCCGCCACGGAGCCGCTGGCCGGCGTGCCGTAGAGCATGCTGTTGATGTTGCCCAGCTCAAGGCCGCTGAATTGAGGTTCCAGTTGGGACATCCAACTGGGGATTTGCTGCATGGCGGCGGATTGATCGGCCAGGTTCGCCTGGCCTATCGTGCTGGCGTTGGGCACGTTCACGCCCGATGGCCCGCTGTTGCGCAGACCGCCTTCGGGATGTTCAAGCATCACCGAGTGCGCTAGCACCCGGCTCAAGTTCCAATCAAATTCCTGGTCTCGCATAAGTCCTCTCTTGTGGACCTGCGCTGGGCCAGGCGATACAGCATGTTGATTTCCCGCCGGTTCATTTCCCGCAGCACACCGTAGCGATGGGCAAATAGCCTCAGCCACGGCCACTGGGGAAACCGTATTGTAAAAGCATGGATCAACGCCGCCAGTGCGCGCGGGTTCGCGGCCAGCAGCTTGTCAAAGTAAAAACAATCGCCCGCGGGGTCCGTGCAAAACCAATGTTCTCCCAAGTCCCGTTCCCGGCATTGCCACCCCGTGGCCAGCCCCAGCACGCGGCTGGCCTCGTCGTGCACCACAATTAGTGTGCGGCAATGTGTATGCCACAGCAGATAGATGCGCAGGATATTGTCCGGCCACGCCGCGAACAGGTCGCCGCATGCCGGATGGTGGCAGAACTCCATCCAGTCAGCCACGGGTTCACGTTCGGTCGTCTGCACGGCCATTGGCGCCAGTTGATTTGTCTGAATGTTTTCCATTTTAGTGCGTATAGAGTGCCATCCATCCAACCGTCCCGCCGTGCGTCGCGTGGTAGGTAAATCCGCTCGTGCTCCGGGTGAGCAGATAGAGGCCGCCGCCGCCAGTCGTATTGTCATGTGAAGACAGCAAGACCAGATAGAGCGCATCCGGCATGGCGGTGGAGAAGGTCACCGTGCCCGTGGTTGAGGTGCTGGTGGTGGCGATGCCGGCCCGGTAATTCTGCGGCGCTGCCGGGATGGAGGCCATCTGCTGCCATGCTCCGCCGCTGCCCAGGCTGCTGTTAAACCGGAGTTCGACGATGGTATTGGCCACGATATCGCCCGCCTGGATGACCGTCCCATCCAGCCGGTAAATGGCGTTTACGCCCAGGCCGGCGTTTAGGTCCGCTGCCGCCAGGCTCGTCGCCGGCGCTTTGAACGCTATCACCAGGCCGTCCCAGTAATTGTTATAGACCTGCACGTTGCTGTCGTTCACGTAGGCGCTCAACAGGGGCGACAAGGTAACGAGGTAATGCGTGCCGCTGCCTCCGCCGGTGCCGTAAAACCATGCGTCCGGCTGGCTCAAGGAAGCCTTGATCACGCCCGGCGCAAACGGCGCGCGCCCGGCCGGCGTGGCCAGGAAGATGCCCGTGCCCACCAGCGCCAGATTCAGCCACCCGGCCGCAAACGGCGCGCGTCCTAGGACGTTGGCGGTGAAAATGCCGCTGGCGATCTTGGCCAGCGTGAGATAGCCGTCGGCCATCAGGGCCAGTCCGGCGCTGTCCGCGCTCAAGATGCCAGTCTCCAGCATGGCCGTGGTGATGCTGCCGCCGCCGATGCTGGCCGCGCTCGTGCTGCCGGCGAGGCTGATGATGGGATTGCTCGCGAGGTTCAGCTTGTCCTCGGTCACGATCTCGCCCACCGTCCACACGTAGCCGGGTGTATAAGTGATTGTCAGCATAAAATCATTTCAAATTTGGATGCCCATTCTGCGAGGGCCGGCCTCGCTCACGGGCAGCACGGCCTTGATCACCAGCCGCCCGCGCGTGTTCACAAACGTCAGCACCGGGTAGCGGCCCTGCAGCGTCTTGAGGCTGGGCCGCAGGAAAAACTCCTGGTATTGGCCGAGATTCAGGCCGCCCTTGCCGTTGTTGAGATAAAATCCGTTCATGTGGTCAGGGTGAACTCGTCCACGTTGCCACGCCGTTGGTCAGGTGCGCATAAACTTTAACGCCTGTTGTTGAAACGTCGGTTGCCACTGGCTTGAACTGGTATAACCCACAGTCATATGCAGGAATTGTGTTGGTAAATCCGCCGGTAAAATTTCCAAGGTCAACAGCATTTGACCAGCAGTCAATAACGTCGTAAGTAGCTGTTGGTAACGCTCCCAGTTGGGAGAACTGAATGGACTGTGTTACTGGCACCCCTGTCTCATTCACCATCCACACCGCCGCGCCGGCGGAAGCAAGTGGCCGTGCCCATACAGAAGTCGAAAGAATTCCGCCGTCGTAAATTTTTACTGTGTGGGCAAACAGCGGGTCATTTCGGATTGCAAGCCAGTTTGTGTTGGACAACATACTGTTTGTAATTGAAAGGCTTATAAAAGGATAGTTGGTGCTTCCCGCAAATCCCAACACGCTGTAAAACATGGCGGATGAAGAAAGTATTATTCGCGCATCCGGAAGTCCGTAGTTAACTACGGAGGAACTGAACTGGCCAATGTCGAAATAGTGTCCCCTTGATGTTCCGGGAACGTAATTAGTCCAGTCCACCCGCGCATTCCACATGTCTATAAGGAACCACGTGGTGGCTGCCGCAGGCGGAGGATATTCAAAGCCGTCGTTCCCAACTTCATTAAGCCAGGATGACCAGTTTGGATTTGGCGGGTTTTGAATAAGAGCGCCGGAATACATCGGCCTGGGATAGGTCTGATTTATGGGGTCGTTAAATACAAGTCCTTTTGGAGAGACGCAGGCTGCGGAGACTTGCAACATGAGTTGCTGCTGATAGCCAGAATCAAGAACGTTGTCCTCGGCGCGAATGCCATCTACTCCCCAGCTATGGATCAGGCCGATGTCTTTTTGGACGGTCATTGGAGTCATCTCCTGATAGAACGCGCTATCAGTCACAATCTGGATATTGGTTGCATTCAAGAAACCGGGCATGTAGTAAAGGTCCAGTTCCAGGTTCCAGTGGTTGGTATGCAGGAATGCGGCCAGCCACGGAATTCCTTTGGGAAAGGCATTGGTGTCCCACGTTATAAAACCGTTTGTATCCCGATTGGGATGAGTCCAATGACTGTCAATGGTGCAAACCGAGGGTGTCCCGTTCGCTTCCAAAAAGCCTTCAAGAAAAGCAAGCTGTGGAATGATGTTGGTAATCTCGCGCTGGTTGAAATTCGTCAGTGAAAAGTTGTCGTTAAGATTCGCCGCAAACTTGAAGACCGGCACCGGCATGTTGTTTGCAACCGCCAGGGCAGACGGCGGCAGGTCATCCATGCTGGACGCAGACCCGCCAACAAATGGAATCTGTGCGCTCTTTGTGTAGCCTACAGGATAACTTGACGGGCCCAGCAGGTTTTCTCCACCAGCCGGAAAATTTATTCCGTAGAACAGATTAAAGATTCCGTTCTGGTCGAAAGACCCAAATGTGTGCGACTGGTGATAAATACCAAGTATTCCACTCTTGTAATAAAGGCCCTCGCTGCGCGGGGCGTTGTTCGGCCCCATTAAAATTCCAATGTAGGCATTGTCGTTCGGTGAAAATAGGGAAATCCAATCGTCGTTGGCGTCTCCAACAACGATCCTGTCTGATGGATAACCCACTGGAACAGTTGTCCCGTTGGTGACAACAAGGTTGGTATAGTTGAGGTTCACCCAGTTCGTGCCGTTTCCGTGCAAGGTCATCATGTCCACCCAGAACTGGACAACCGCCGGGTCGCCCTCCCAGATCTCCCACGCATTCGTCGGCGCAACGATAAACAGCGTGGAAATGTCATTCATTACGCCACTCGCATTGCTCACCGCGCGCAGGTTCATTGTTCCTGCGAGTGCCAGCAGCATTGTCAAAAACAGGACCGATAGTTTAGTTTTCATAATTCAAATTGTTTTCCCCACCGCCCACGGCGCGAGCAGGACGGCTTCCGGCCCGTAGGGCTTCCTGCCTGTAGGGCTTCCTGCCTGTAGGGCATCCAGCCCGGAAGGCGAGGCAGAGGATGGTCAAGAGAGTGGTCATGGCGCGTCTGACCAAGCGCGTTGGCCGCCGCCGAAAATGTCAGCCAAAGCAGCATCGGAATGGTCCACAGATTTTTCATGCGTCGTTTTGGAGTTGGCCATTTACGCTCGTCCATGTGACGAATTTATTTAAGCCGGCATCCCACAATTTCACCCCGATCAAAGTTCCGTTTCCGTCGAAAACAGGAACGATTTGACCGTTGTTGCTTGCAAACGGGAACTGCGGCAGCGGCGGAATAACAACCGCTGGCTGCGGCGGTGGAGTCAGCAGCCCGTAGTAGTCCGTAATCTGGTATATGCCGTTTACGATCTGGAAATATTGCCACGCGCTTTTGCCGTCATCCCACATGATCAAAACCGCTGGGTCTGGTGGCGTCACCACGTCTCCGTTTGGCAGGTTCCGGTCCGTAATCTGGGGCGCGTCATTGACGATCCTCAGGAATTGCCACGCGGTTTTGCCGGTGTCCCACATCTTCAGCACCTTGCTGTTTGGCAGTGGAACCAGCACCCCGTTTCTTATCTCAAATGGCAGTGTCTGTGTCCCGCCCAGCGCCACGCTGTAATCGCCCCGGTCAGGCTCGTTAAAATCGCCGTTCGCGTTGTCGCCGCTGTAGGGCACCCGGTCAAATGGTTTGAGATATTTCAGCCGGTCAAATTCCATGTCCGCCGCCACCGCCTTTTGCTGCTTCATCCCGCTCGTGCCCGTGCCTGTGCTGGCCGTTATGGAGAATTTGGCGTTCCAGCTTGCCAGCGCCAGCTCGGCCATGGGAAACCGTTTCATGTTCACCTGGCCGAAGACGTCCCCGCCAATCACCGCCCGCATCTCGATGTCCGCGAAGCTCAAGCCGTTCGCGCCACTGCTGTCCTCCACCTGGTCGCCGCTGGTGGCTTCCTCCACCATATTCACCCAGCCGTCGAACCCGATAAAGAAAAGCCGTTCCCGCCCGCAATATTGCGCCGTGAAAAATTCCTTGGGGCAGATCGCCCCGCCGGTGTCCATGCCCGCCCATTGCTGGGTGCGGAAATCATAGACCAGCAGCGCGTTGTTCACGCCTTTCAGCGGGCCCAGCGTGCCCCCGTCCAGCGGCGCTGCCACGTAAAGGCAATCGTTCCACCACGCCAGCCGTATCAGGTCCGCCAGCAGCCAGGCGATCCGCCGTATCCACTTGTCCACGTCGTTGCTCAATGCCACGTCCACGCTCTGGATCAGGCCCTGCACCGTCTGGTTAAGGCTGACGACCCCGCGTTGCGTGACTGGGAAATACACATTCTTGCCGGCGGCAATCGCGCTGCGCGGCGCGCACGCCCCGTAATAGCCGCCGCGCAAATCGAACGTCAGTTGCGAGAGGTCCTGGCTCAACCCGCTCAAGATGCCCCAGCAACGGCCTTTGCACACGATCACCGTGTTGTTGTCGTATTTGGCCAGACATTCAATCTCCGAATCGTCGCCCTGGTTGATCCGGAACTCGTCCACAAACTGGAAATGGATGTAGTCCAGGTAATTCGTGGCCACGATGTAGTCCTTCTTGGCATAGCTGCTCGTGCTATCGTAGCCCGCCGCGCCCGGCGTGTAGGCCGTGGGCACCAGCAGCATGTTATTCACGAAGAGCGCGTCGTCGGCATTGGGCAGCACGTCGTAAAGCTGTTGCCAGGCCTCCGGATTGCTGTCCGGGCTTTGGCCGGCAAACACGATGCTGGTCTGCGCGTAAATGGCGCTGCCCGTGGCGTCCGCGCCCGGATCCGCCCCCATGTCGTAGGTGAACACGCCGGTATTCGTTACAAAAATTGGAAACGTGCCGTTGTAGGCCGCCTGGTCCGCGCCGGAAATCGTCACGTATTGGCCGCTGGTAAAGCCATGGTTCGTCTTGGTGGCCGTGGCCGTGCTGTTTCCAGAGCCCCCGCGCGTGAGCGTGGTCAGCGTCACCCGGCTGCCGGCCGCCTTCCAATAGTTGCCCATGTTGCTGCATTTGATCGCCGTCCCCGTAGCGGTCGGCGTGGCGTTGCCTGTAAATTGATACGTAAACGTGTGCGGGTCCAGAACGGTGATGTTGAACCGCCCATTGTAGCTCGCCTGGTTCGCGCCGGTGATGGTGATGTCCGCTCCCGTCACGTAGCCGTGTTCGAGGTTCGTCACCACCGTGGCAACGTCCGCCACGCTTGTGAGGCTGGAGATCGTCAGAAACGGCCCATAGGCGATCTCATCCGCGGGTTGTTCCACCGCCAGAATGTCCGTGTTATAGAGCGCGGCGCTTTTCCAGTGCGGGATCAGGTCAATGAACCCGGCGTCAATGTTCTCCATCACCAGCGGTGCCAGATAACGGCCTCGAAAGATGAACATGCGGTCAAATGCCTGGGCGAAATAACAGGGTCCGAGCAATTCAACGCCCTCCGGCAATGCCAATGCCTGGCGCGCGTTGTTGGGCCGGCACGCATAAACCCTCGCGTCCGCCGCCACCAGCGTCCATTCCGTGGAATTCGGGTCGCGGAAGATGCCCGCGCCGTTCAAGGTTGTTCCCGCCGGCCGGATATTATTGTCCACACCCGGCGATACATGGTTGAGCCAGCCCGGTTTCACCACGCCCAGCCGCGGCTCGATGTCGCCATTCCGCATCCGGGTGTTCTGGCCGTCGTTAATGAGGCCCGGCGGCAGCTTGTCCATCGGCATGCGGTTGTTCACTCCGTTCCACAAAATGCCGCTCTTGAGCATCGCGTTGGCCCAATACGCCTCGTGCGCCCGCTCCTGCGGTTCATCCATCTGCGATGATGTCCGGTATGTGCTCATGTTGCCGTCACGCTCAAGCCCGTGTTTGTCCAGGTCATTCCGGAGTTGCAGGAATAATAAAGTTGGTAGGTGGAGGGAAACATATAGAAAATATCGGCGTTAAGCACAATGCTTGTGTCCGTCGCTACTGCCATCGTTGTCATCGTTGTCAACCATTCCCCGGAAAGAATCCCCTGCGAGAGTTTGATTGCGTTTATTCCAGAACCTGAAAATCCGGAGCCGGCAATCGTGAATTCGGGGTTGTTCACATTTCCGGTCAAGTTTGAAGGCGTGATGCTCGTCCACACTGTTCCGGCGTTGACAGTCACCGTCAATCCCGTGTCCGTCCACGTGCTGCCGCCGTTGGTGGAATAATAAACCTTGTAGGTCCCGGGCGTTGCGCCGGCCGGCAATGTCACACTGAATATGGAAATTTGACCGTCGGAATCGGCCTGCCACTGGCCCGGCCCGTAGGTATAGGTGGGCGGGTTGCTCAAGCCAAAGCCCAGATGCGTGAGCGATCGGCGCAGCGCCATAAAACCCGTCCCCTTCAGCCTTACGGTAAAGGCCGTTCCCAGCGGCAGTGTGGCGGGCAGGACGCTGCTCCACGTGGCCGTGCCCACCGCTCCGGCCACGCTGAAAGCCTTTACGTCCGTGCTATTGCACCAACCGGCGGCGATGTCCTGTATCTGCTTTGCCACCGCCCGCGCCACGGCCGGCGTGGCCGCGGTAAAGGTGTATGCCGCGCCGCCGGCGTCGCTGGTGCGTTGCACCGTCACCACCCGCTTGGCAGCCGCCACCCCGGTCACTTCATCCGGGTTCAGCTTCTGCCCGTCCGGCATTGTAAATAGTCTCATTTTCGCAAAATGTGAAATGTTAGCGCCAGGCAAAGCACCAACGCCGAGAACAAAAGCACTATCAACATGGCGCTGATCATGTGCGGTCCTCCAGTCTCGGGCTGATCCACAAGTCGCGCGGGCTGATAAAATCCTCATCACAGCGGACCAGTGGCGGCAGACCTATCATCCGCAGCATGTGGAAAACATACTGGCTGCACACCATCTGGCCGTCCGGCGGCTTGGGAATGTTCAGCCAGATCCGGAACAAATCCTCAACTGAATAGCTGATGCCGTCGCCTTTGGCGGTCCATTCCAGCACCGCATCAAAGTGCCGCTCCAGTTTCGCGCTCAAACCATCCGTCAGCCCCTCGGGGTCGAATGTTTTAAGGAACGGCCGTTCGCCGTCCGCAATGTCCCGGTCGCGCACTTGGGGCGGGTAAAGCTCATGGATGCGCCCATTGCCGCGGATAAACCCGGCGTGTTGGGCGCAACCATGCGTGACGAAATCAATCGCGTCGCCCAGCACGTCGCCGGGGTGCTGCGTCCAGATCGCCACTTTCACGAGTTCCATAATTCAAGGCGCGTTCGTGCCCGTGATCACGGGCACAGCGTTCGTAACCAGCGGCAGCACCGCCGGCACATTCGCCGCAATCGTGCTGGGCGTCAGCACCAGCGCCGTCCCGCGCAATTTGGCCGCGCCGATTTGCGCCGTCGTGTTGGCCTTCGTCTGCAAATCCGCCGCGTTGCCCGTGGCAAACTCCTCTGCCCCCTGCTGGCTCGTCAGCCCCATGTCCGCCGCCATACTCGTGGCGTAATTCGGCGTCTGCACGCTCGCCGCGTTGTTGCTGGTGGCAATGGCCACCGGAATCACCTGGTAAAAGTTCCGCACCAGCCCCAGGCGCACGTGCGGAATCTGCGATTGCGGATCCGACGACACGTCAAACCCCAGCACCGTGGATTTGACCGCCACGATGTTGCGGTTTGTGGCCGACATGCAGCCGGTTAATGTGACCATTCCCCCCAGGATAAAGCCAATGGCCACCACCTGAACCGCCGTGCGAAACACGCGCAGTCCGATGATGATAAATAAGGCCACCGCCGATCCGCCCCTGATGTAAATCCCGTGCGGCCACGTCGGTGGAGCAAACCAGCCTATCAGCGATAGGACCAGAATTACCCAGTAGAGAATTGTTAACAATGACATATGTTTCCTTTCATTTGTTTGTTGATTGGTGTGGACGCCGTAAGGCGTCCACACCATTTGTTTTTACTATGCACCCGCGGGGGCAGGCGTCGGCAGCACGGCGTCGGCGGCGGCAATGGCAGCGTCCACCTTGTCACCCTCGGCGGCGGCGGCGGTCGCGGAAGCCTGCGCTTTCGCAACAGCAGCCTGCTGCTCAGGGGTAAGGGCGGTGGGATTGCCAAGTTCCGCAATCAGCGCGTTTGTGTCGATGACGAGTTTGTCCACCTTCACACTCAGTCCATCGCTGGCGGTGCTTAATGTGGTCAGGATGTCAATGGCGTCTTGAATTTTCATGTTGATACGATTCTCCATTTCTTTCAGATCTTGTTTGGTTGCTGGCAGGTAACGGGACCTGAACCGCTGCCATCCAGTTTCAAATGTAATTAAAGTGTTCATACCGTCGTAGGACAGGCGTCGCGCCTGTCTCCATCTATAACTATAAGCGGTTTCATTTATTCAAGCCCACTATCACTCTTGCAATAAACAATGCCGCCAAGACCAGGATACACAGGATAATAAGGGCGTCCCGTATGCCTGGACAACTGTTAACCACACGACTTATCTTTTCTTCGTCTTCATTCATCATAGCTTTTCTTTTTGTTCGTGGTCATCTTTACGCCCCCAGTGGTCATCCCTGTCCCACATCTCCACCTCTTGCGCAGCCTGTTCCAAAAACCACAGGCCGATACCTGCCACGACTACAAGACATGGCAGCACGATGCTGATGATTGTAATGGTTTTATCACTCATATTTCATGGTTGCTTCCCGCCGTCTCCCGGCGCTGGTTGCTTGTCGCCCGCGGGCGCGGCAAAATAGGACGTCCCCTGCTGGTTCATCCGGTCAACGGATGCCGCGATGTTGTCAACCTTCGTTGCGTCCGCCGCGAATATCGCCGTCAGTCCCTTGCCGATGGCCGACAGGATGAAACCCACCAGCGCGATATACCAGAGCAGTGCCGAATGCGGCCCAGCCGTCAGGTTGCCCAGCACCCCCACGCCTATCAGCGTTGTGCCTGTCACGCTCACCGCGCCGCCCAGATTCGTTTTCCAATGGCTGTTCATCATTTACTTTCCAGGTTGATCATGTGCAGCAATCCCTTTTGCAACCGCCGCCACATCTTCACGTTCCTCCCGCTTGCCCTCAATCACGCCCTCCGCTTTTGCGGCGTCTTTGGTGAGCTTCAACAGGTCGTCCATGCGGCTGTTGATGTGTTGCTTGAGCTGAGCAACTTTGATGAGGCAATAGCCGCTGATGCACGCAATGGCAATTTCTCCCATTACCGTTATAAAGGTCTGGGTGTAAGTGGTTGCCAGTTGCTCCACTGCTACAGCGGCACATATGGCTCCCAGCACCAGATACTTTGGCGCGGCGTTGATAAGATGTAAGTGCATTGTTTCCATTTCTCCCTAATTTTTAACGTCTCCGTAAAGCCCACGGCATACCGCCCGGACTTGTTGTTGCCGGCGCGCCCGTTGAATACTCAAGCGCCCCGATTGTCCACGCGCCTGTTGCCGGTCGTGGATTGCCAGTCTTATCAGTTGTGAAAATGCTGGAAAAGTTCGGCCCTGCACCGATGGCCGGACTGCCCGCTTGCAAAGTGCCGTCGCTGTTCAGCAAGGGATTGACATTGAGCGTGTGGAGTTCATAGCCCATGCCCTGCATCTCGGCCAGTGAATAGAAGTGGCCTGAACCGCCAGTGTTTAAGCTGTAATTCCCGCCCGGAGTCAGATTGTAAACCAAGTTGCTGTCCAAAATCAGGGAGTCAAACCCATAGTTGTCCACAAACGCGCATGTGTTCACCACGATGTTTCCCATGATGACTGCGTTCCCGGTGTAGAACCCGCACGTCATTGCGTATCCCGCCCCGCCGCCAAAAAAGGTGTTGTTCAAAATCTGACCGTCACGGGTTATTTCCAACATCGCATTGCCCGGAGCATCACCCGTGGCGCACAGGACAAGGTTGTTGGCTATGAGCGCCCCTAGTATCCCGCCAACTTGACCGCTATCAATCCACATGCCGCTACTGGCATTGCGTCCAAATCCGGGGCCGATGGTGTTGCCGATGTAGGTCACGCCGGTCATGTGACCGCCCTGCTGCGTCCAACAGTAAAATCCGTTGTGGTGGTAAGCTATGGCGGGCGTGTTTGTCTCGTCATAGGCGGAAAATGCCCAGATGTGATTTGATGCCACCAGCACGTTCTGAATCGTGGCGTTGCTGTCGCGGTCTGCGCAATTACCACCCCAGTTTACGTTTGAAATTGTGTTGGCAATAAAAGTGTAATTCGAGCAGCCCGCATTGAAGTCTGTGTTGATCCCGTTTGCGCAATCATGGATTACGCAATTCGACACCATAATGCCGGAGATAGGACCTGAATTAACGGTATTCACGTCTTGAATCCCGTAACAAGTGGTGCTCAGGTCGGCATTCGTGGTTCGGTTGTATAACGGGCCGATTGTCAGATTTTTGACAGTCAGGTAGGCGCTGCTACCCGCTCCCACACCGCAGGAGTTCACATGATAAGTATTGGTTGATCCGTTGTCAGTGCATTCGATGACGCCATTTGAACCACCGTCAATCGTGATGACATAATGACCTTGGATGGTGATTGCCCCGCCGCCCCACCATTGCTGCGGCCAGTATGGGGCGCTGAACTTGGCATTGGGTTCAAAATAGATGGTAGTGAAGTTTCCCCCAACCACAAGGCCGCTGGTCAACGTTCCGACCAAATGAATTGTGTCGCCGCCCGGCCAGCCATAGACTGTATTGGCCCAATCAAGCGAGTGTGCGTTGGCGGCATCAGCACCAGTGTTGGAACCTTGAGCGGTTTCTGCCACATAAATGCCATTGGCAGTAAAACCAGAAAGGCAGCTTAAAGCAACAAAGCAGGTTGTAAGAAAACGAATCATGGAAGTTTGAGAACCGTTACCGAAACACCCGCCGCAAGCGTTCCTCGATTTGCTGCAATGTTATATCCTTGTAAAAGAATCGTTTTGGTCGCGCTTAAATGAATAAATGTTATTGGTATATTCATTGTAAGATAACCAAGAGTGGTTCCCGTTTGGCCTGAATAAGTGCAGTTTCCTATTAACGCGCTATCAGTGCTATTATACAGTTGAATCTGAACAATGTCAGCGGCATACGCTGAAGCAGAACTGTATACGGCCGACGCTCCGACCAGATAATTTCCGGCTGCAAGTGTCAAGTTGACCGTGCTATCAATCGTTGCCATTGAACCTGTCAATGTGTATGCCCCCCCGGTCCCTACAAGGTTAGTGCTGCCAGTAAAATTAAGATTCGTTATCCCGCCTCCGTCGCCTGAAAATGAACTGCCGGTCACGACCAAATTGCTATAACTGCCACCGACGCCGATTGCCGGAACCCCCAGAACCGTCTGGCCGGAAGCCGACACGCCGAGATTGCTGACAATGGTTCCTGACGGAGCATTGGAGAACGTCAACCCGCCGCCGTTTCCGAAGAAAGATGCAGCCTGCATACTCCCGCTCAATGATATGGTTCCCACACCACTGGTATCAAAGGCATGAGTCTGGGTATTGGTGCGGATTAAAACATCAGTCGTAACGTTCTGATAATCATAAAGTCCTGTTGTGGAGTTCGTAAGATAATAATGCGTGGCATCATACCAGTTGGTAGTTCCCATGCTCACAGGATATTGGTAGTTGTTCACTATCAGATTTGTGTTCACTCCAGTCAACCCGCTGGCGTTGCCGGTGAAGGTGCCGGTAAAACTGTTCGCGGTGTTGGTAAAGGTGTTTGCACCCGTAAAGGTGTTGGTAGTGACCAAATTTGGCGCGCCCAACATAAACGCACTGAGAGCCGTCGCTGTAAATTGTCCGGTCCCGTCTATTCCCAAAACCGCCGTTGCCGCAGATGACTGCAAATTTGCTCTTGTCGCGCTGGCAGCATTTTGAATGTTCGTAAACCCGCCGCCGTTGCCGGAAACCCCATTCGTGTCAATAGTGAGTTCGATGTTTCCCAGCGAGTCGTATAATTTAGTGTCTCCCGCACCGGTGATTCTTATGCGAACTCCGTTAGTGTCATCAATCAAGGTCTGGCCACCCGACCAGCCAAACCGAGATGCGCCGTTGCTGTCCTGGAGTGAGAATACCGAATTGTTGGCAAGAATCGTGGTGAGTGTCGCAGAACCGTGATTGGTCACCACATTCGCCACCACATTCAAACTCGCCCCATTTGGCGCGCTGCCCGCCGTAACCGCTGTGGTTGCATTTGGAACAGGCGCGGAATTTGTCAGCATCACGTTTTTAACCACGTCAACCGTCTGCGCCAGTGTCAATCCGTTCGTCGGGCCGCCGGTGCCGGCACCACCCGGGCTCGGCTGCGCCCAGGCCGTCCACGCCGCCAAAACCGCCGCTGAAACCGCAATAAATGTTTTCATAATTTTGTTCAGCCGGTCCTCACATCAGCAGAGATCATCGCCGCGTCGCTGCCGGCATCCGCCGGCGCGCTCGTCGGGACCGCTGGCGCCGTGGTGCTCACGGCAAAGAAAATCCCGTTTTGAAACAGCTTGCCTCCGTCGTAAAAATCCCACGTGTCCGAGAGTCCGGCCGGGCATTCCCGGCTCATGATCGCCCCCACGCTCGCAATCGTGCCGATGGCCACGTCAAACACCCACAGGTAGATTGGGGCCCCGCTCAAGTTGGTGTAACTCACCTTGTAAAGCCGGCTCCGCTTGGCCGTCGCCTGCAGGACCGACACGTAATGTCCGCCGCTGATGTTGTTCGGCGCCGCGTCTGCGCCCATTATTTTCACATTCATATTTTGCCTTTTGTTTTGCGCCGTCAGGCGCTCATCAAAAATCTCGCCACTTGTTGTTGTTGCCGCTGCACCTTGTCCGCTTCCAGCTCGAGGTAGCTGCCAGCCCCGGCTTCCATCGCCGCCGCCTTGTCCGCCTGGCCGTCACTCGTGAGCCAGTCCGCGTAGCCGCCTTCCACCAGGTAGCCGCGCAGAAAATAGGGTATCTGCACCGCCTGCCACCGTGTGGGAGTAGTCGCAGGGCTTTGACCGTTCGTAACCGCTGAAAGCGCCCTATAAAAATTCCCGCTTCCGCCGCTCACGGCCGCAAAATAAACCTGGTCGCCCGCGGCATAAAGGGCCCTGCTGTCCCAGGCGTCGCCCAGCAGCGTCGGGCGCCGCGTCCGGTAATAGATCCAGAGTTGCGCCGGCGCAGTCACCGCAAATTGCGCCCCGGCGTCCGAGAGCCAGAACGGAAACCGTCTCAACTGCGTCGTCACTCGCGGGTCCTTGTCAAATGTCGCAAAGTATTCTCCAATCGGGGTCAAGCCCGTTTGCTCATAGACAATCACCTTGTTAAACGGCGTCAGCAGTCCCCAATTCGCGCCGTCAAATGCCGCGCCGCTCGTGTGCGGCGCTATGCACTGATAAAACAGGTTCGTGGCCGTGTCCCGCACCTGATCGGCCAGGTTGTAATCGGTGCCCGGCAGCCAGTCATTGGCCGCGTATTGTGTCTTGCAGGCGGCCCACCAGGCGGAATTCTCGACGCCGCCAATCGTCGGCTTGTTGTTTATGTTGCCGGCCTGCAAACTCTGAAAATACTGCGCGGTGGGCACGTCAAACACCTCGTTGGCCGAGTTGTCCGGGTAGGTGCCCGCCACCGGCGCGATCGCCGCGGCATAGGTTGCTGCGCCATCCCAGTTGGCCCGGTATTGCCGCTGCTCCACCAGGCAGATTTCCGGCCAGCGATGTATCTCCCAGGCCACCTGCAGGCGCCGGTCGTGGAACGTGCGGAACAGCGCAAATTCCGGGCCGCCCAGGTCCGTCTTACCAAACCCGGCCAGGGCCGCGCTGCCAAACAACACTTCGCTGTAATCAACCGTTCTCATCTTGCAAATTCCATCGTGCCCCGGTCCCACTTGATTTTCCCGCGGCCTCCGTATCCCACCTGGATTTTACGGCTTTCGTTCTGGCCAACAATTTCCGGATTGCGCCGCATCAAAAACCGGACCAGGCTCTGATTCTCCAGCCAGTTGTGGCCGTATTGCGCCGTCCAATAGGCGTCAACCAACGGATCCAGCATGAGCCGTTGAGGCCCCAGGTCGTCCTGCCACCGATGCGGCCTCCGGCGCGCCTCCCGGGCCAGGCGCGTCTGCCGTTCGACCGCCTTCAAAACCTTCAAGTCGGCGTCCTGCCGGAAAATCCGGTCCATCGCCTTCTGCACCGCCGCCGGCAATCTCGATAAATCAATTTCCATTTCCGTGCGTTTGAATGGCCGGCGTGAGAAACTTTGAAAACTCACGCCGGCCTCCATTCCCATGTTTCCCGCGCCAACTCCTTAACGCGGGAAAGTTGCCGCCGCGGCCATTACGCCGTTGCGTCCGGTTCAACCGTGTTCACCAGCTTGCTGCAGTCCTGAAGTTGCAGGTAGAAGTCAATCTGCCCCGCGCTCAGGGTCGCCACGCTCGATATCACCGCCGTTGAATTCGTGTTCAGCGTGAAGATGATGTCAATCGTGTTGGCCGCCACGTAAACGAACTTGCCGGTGTAGGCAATGCCCCACGCCTTGGTCATGGCGTCCATGGCCGCCACGTAACGGTTGGTGCTGCCATCGTCGCCCAGAATGAACGTGAGCGTTGTGAGGGTGCCTGCGCTCGCGGTGAACGCCACCGCCACGTAAGGCACCACCTTCGAGACGTGCATGCCGGCCGGCAGCACGGCGGTCGCCGATGCCAGCGCGTTGTTCGGCACCACCGCTTGCAGTGTCGCGCTCGTCAGTTGCAAAACGTCCTTGTAGGTCAGGCGCAGAATGTGCGTGAAGCCCGCCACGTTCGACTCCGCCGCCAGCGGGATCAATGTTCCAATGTTGCTACTCATAATTTTGTTTGGTTAAATTTGTGTTGTTTTCGTTGTTGTTTAGCTGGCCGATTTGAAGGCCGCCTCGCCAATCGGATTTTTGCAGAGCAGCATGATGATCGCCTCGATGGCGCAGGTATATGCGCCGCCCTTGTATTCCGGCTGGTAAACCGTCGGCTTCTGGTTCCAGTGCCACATCCACATTTCCGGATGCAACAGATAACCGCGCCAGGGACCGTAGGTGGCCGAGCCGCCGCTGAATCCCACCGCGATGTTCCATTTCGTCGGCTGCAGTTCAATCGTGCCCCACGAGCTTTCGTAGGTGCTGATCCGGCTGCCCAGGGTCGCATTGCCCTCTTCCCGATAAGCGATGCGCGCCGATGCCTGCGTGGCCGCGTCGCTCGGCTTGAACCATTGGAAGTTTTCCGCAATCTGGTTGATCAGCGATGCCCCGCCGAACAACACCAGGTTCCGGTTCATCCGGCCCGTCGCCGTCCACATGCTCTGACAAACCGTCTTCAGGGTGTTTTCGTAGAGTGTGGTGGTCGCTCCGGTGAAGATCTGGTCGCTGGCTGGCCGGATGCTGGCCGGCACGTCGCTGTCCGCGTCGGACTGCGCCGTGGTTTGCAGCCATTTCCCGATTCCCCGGAACATGTTGCCCGTCTGGCCGTCGTCCGCGTAACTCGGCTGGTCGCTGGCCGCATGGCATTCAATCTGCCGCGCCAGCACCGTCATTTTCTTGGTGATCTCGCGGGCCAGTTCGTCGTTCACGCCCGCCGTGTCCGTCACGTCCTGCGCCAGCTTGCCCACCGCCGCCGTCTGCACCAGGTATTGCACCCGGGCCTGCAGCTCCTTGCGCTGCGCACCCGCGCTGGTGAAGGTGTCCCAGGCCTTGCCTTCCGGCCACGCGCTCGGCGTGGGCGTTTCGTAGGTGTCCGCCTGGTAATGCTTCACCACATTCACCGGCCGTTCGCCCTTCGGCAGCCGCTTCAGCAGCGGCGTTTCGTGTTCGTCGGACAGGGTGATGTAATTCGCCCAATCCGTCTTCTTGCCAACTACATTTTTCTCCAGTAACATAATTTTCTTTCTTCGTTTCAGCTTTTCAGCTTTTGGTTAAACGAAGTGCAATTTCCAAACTTTTCGTGACTCAGACCAAGGCCGCTTTCAACGCCGCCGTTACGTTCTCCGCGCTTGGATTTTCCCGTATGGATTGGCTTGCCTCCTCGGCTTGCGCGTCCTTCCGCGTCGCACTCGGGCTCCGGCCCGGGCTTCCGGACCGCACTGGCAATCGCGGTGGCGCTTTCCGCCCCGCAAATGCCGCCTGCCCGTTCGTGATGGGCACGTGCCTGGCCAGCAATTCCCGCGTGGCCTTTATGATGTCCACGTTCGCCTTGCTTGCGTCGCCGCCGTTGGCCTTCAGGTAATGGCTCCAGACCACGTTGCCCAGGGCATATACCCCGGCCGCAAAACGATGGGCCGGACTCCGGCTTTTCAATTCCGGCACAAACCGCATCACTTCCGCCGCAAACTTGCCCTCTTCGCTGTCCTTGCTGTCCAGCGTTGGGAACCAGGCTTTCACCACGGGTTCATTGGCCGTTTCCTGCTGGCGGAACGCCTTCACGTTCTGTTTGAGCGACGGCAGCGTTTCCTGCAGCCACTCGCCCACGTCGTTCAGTGTCCGGCGCAGTCCCTTCTCGTCCACCCCGCGTGCCGTCATCCATTTCTGGATGCGGTCCGTTGCCGCCTCGTCCGCGTAGCCGTCAATGAAGGCCTTCGCGTCCGCCCTGAACTGCTTGGCGTCGTTTTCCGTTTTACCCAGTGATTTCTCATCCATCCCTCCCGGCCCCGTGGCCGGCGGCCGTGCGCCCTGCTCCAGTTCGCCCGTCAGCCGGGTAACCTCGGCTTCCGCCGCGTCCGCCCGTTGTTTGTGCCCGTCCCGCTCGTCCGTGATCTTGTGGATGCGTTTCTCCACCAGCTTTTGAAGCGCCGGCGGCAGCGTGCCGCCCGCCTTCTCCCACTGTTCAAGTTCAGCCTCCAGATGCTCCGGCAGACTGCCGGCTCTGGACTCTGGACTCTGGCCTGTTTCGTTCGCTTCCAGCCAAGCCCTTTGTTCATCACTGAATTCCGGTGCCTGTCCGTCGGCTGCGGATATTTCGTCCGCGTTTGCCGCCTTGTCGCGCAGTTCAAACCACGCTTTCTGGTCCGGCGTCCATTCCGGCTCTTTTGGTTCATCGTCACCAGCCTTCGCACCCGGCTGCACTTCTTCGCCCGGTGGTCTGGCTGCCGCCTTTGGGGCGGATGCCGGTTCGGCTTCGACGAGATCCGTGCTTAACAGTCGCGTCATGCCTTCCGGCGTTAAATTCTTCGGGTCAATGGCAGTCGTTGCGGCCGCTGCCGGCGCCTGTGCAGATTTCTGGACGGCTGGTGCCGCCTCTCCGGGCTTCCCTGCGTTGCCCGCATTTATGGTTGTCGTTTCAGTGACCATGCTGTGCATGTGTTCTGCGGAATCCCGTGTCGAAGTTGTTAACTCGGGCCGACACGTTCGCCCGATGTAACTACTTAACGGCCTTGGAAGTTATTTGGTAAGTCTCCGCCCGCGTTTCAACCCGCCTTTGACGTCTTCAACCCTGCTTTACCTTGGCCGCCCTCTGCGCCGCCAGCAGCCGCGCGTCCCGCAGTAGGGTGGCCACGTATTCCGCGTTGGCCGCCGCGCCCGCGCCAAACTGCCGCTGTTCGTTGGTGAGATTCGGCGCCAGCGCGCCTTCAAGCGCGCCTTGCGCGCACTCGTCCACCAGCAACAGCACCGCCTGCCAGACCGGATGGTCTTCGCGTATGCCCGCCAGCGCCAGGTCGCGCTCCAGCTCCGCCTGTCGCTTGTCCGCCGCGTCCATCGGCACCAGCCGGCGCACATACTCCGCCCCGCTCGATTGTTGCCGATGCCAGAATTTCAAATTCATTGTTGCGGCACTCCCGTCATCGGTTTCACCCCGATCCGCCCGACCTGTTTGTTCTGTTGCTGGTCAATGCTCATTTGCAGGCTCTTGCTGTAATTCTCCATGAGTTGAACAAACCGGCCGTCCTGTTGCATGAGCTGCTGATACTTCGGATTGTTTGCCACGATCTGCTGCAAAAATTGCATCTTCATCGGCGCCGTGGGGTCGTTGTCCACGTATTGCGCCTCGTTCCCGTTGGCCATCTTGATCGTTTGCGCCATCACGTCGTCAAACACCTTCTGGCTCGCCGCGCCGCGGTCCATCAAAATCTTGTCCGCCAGCCGGCTGTCTATCATCCGCACCGCCAGCGCAATCAGCGCGCTCCGGTCTATCGTCCCCGTCACGTCCAGTGGCAGTATCTTTTCCGCGATCGTCTCCAGCTTCTTCATCAGGTAATCGTGGTCCAGTTCCATGATGTCGAACGCCATTCCAAACTGGATGCTCTGCATCAAGTCAAATGGGTCAATCGCCGCAATCTCCGGAGTGCCCGTCACCCGCGCCGCTTCCTGCGGATTGTATTGCAGGTATAACGCCGTCATCTGCAAAAGGATTTCCGACCAGAATGTGAAGTAATCGCCCGAGGACTTTTCCTGTTTGCTCGTCGTCACCGGCTGCGGCACTTCCGGATGGAACAGCCCGAAATAATCCGCGCGCTCCACCGCCAGCAGCTTGATGATCTCCAGCGCCAGTGTTGGCGGCTGGCCCAGTTCAAACAGCTTCTTGTATTCATCCCCGCGTTTCGTAGGCACCTGCGCGCCCGGGCCCAGCTTGTAATCCGTTCCGCCCAGCTTCGGAACGCTGATCGGCGGCAGCGTGTCCAGTTGCGCCCGGTTGAACAGCATGTCGCGCTGCGTCTTCTCCTCCGCCTGCCATGTCCCGCCAATCTCGCTCACGCTCCGCGTCTCCGTCAGGCCCCGCCCCAGGTTCTCCCGCTTGAGCGCCACAAACGGATACCGCCCGTGCGCGTAGTCCACCAGTTCGTGCTTCGCGCAAAAATCCTTTTTGCCATTGGGATCATGCGTGATGTGCGGGCTTAAAATCGTCTGGTAAATTTCCGTCACGCCGTTCTCGTCCGTGTTGCGCCGGAAGGCATAAACGATTTCAATGCGTTCGTATTGGCTTTGTGTCAGCTTATACCAGCGCACTCCGCCCACCACTTTGGCCGGGCTCATGTTCGTCGGCGCTATCGTCGGCTGTCCGCTCGGATTACCCCACATCGAAAGCGACCCCTTCGTCTTCTTGGCTTCCTCCACAAATTTAGGGTCCCACCCGTCCTGCAATTTCGCGTCCAGTTCAGCCTCGGTGAACGTCCGGCGCAAAAACAGGCAGCGCGCGCTCTGGATCTCCGTCGTGCCGCGCGAGCACAAAAATTCGTGATACGGCCGCGCCATGTAAACGAGTGGCTGATTCTTGCTCACGTAGGGCATGGGCACTTCCACCTTGCCCTCTTCGCGCAACTCCCGAACGTAGCTCTTGGCCGTGGAAAGTTTCAGAGTCAGCAGTTTATCGTCGTCCAGTTCATCCTCAAAAAATCCCTTTCCGGCCATTTCCTGCGTCACATAAAGCCGGTAAATCTGCTGGATCGCCTGTGCGCTCACGTCATCGAGGTCCGGGCTTTCCAGGATCATCGGGACCAGGTTTTGAAATTCCGGGTTTTGCTGCGCCAGCGGCGCCAACTCCTCCAGCGTCACCATCTTGCGCCGTTTGTTCAATTCGCGTTCCCAGCCCACATAGGCGCAGCAGTAGCCGTATTCGCCTATGTATTGCAGGCTCAATTCCGCCTCCAGCTCGAGCTCGCGCCGGAACCGCTTTCGTAGCATCCAATGGCCAAAGGCCGAGAGCGGGCCTTCCATTGGCGTCGCATCCGGGTTCACCGTCGCCACCGTCAGTTCCGCGCGCCGGAACGCCGCCATGCCCAGCGCCACGCCGGCATTGATCGCCCCGTCCACCGCCGGCACCCGTGTATCGCTGCATCCATCCCAGGGCTCGGCCGGTTCGCCATCCGCCTGCCACTCATCCCATTTCCGGCCGTCCGGAGATTGTCCCGGCCAGAGATTGCGCCGCACGTTCTCGCAAAAGTTCGCGTCAAACAATCCTTCCCCCAGCGGGCTTGCCATCTTGTATTCCTCCATCAGCAAGTCCACGCAAGGATCCGGATTGCTCACCAGTTTGTCCGCGTTGTCAGGCATGTGGCCTCATTCTTACCACTTTGGCCTCTGGCCTTCGGCTTTCACCCTTATTTCAACCCGTCTTTGCCGCCTTCAACCCTGCTTTAGCTCCTGCGTTTCTTTCTTGAAGGCCATGCTCAACTTCCACAGCGCCATATTTTGGATCTGCTCAACGTGCTGGCTTTTCATGCCCAGGATCTGTCCCACCGCCGCCAGTGTCCGCACTGGGTGCAACTGGCTGGCCAGCGCCCCGCCAATCCTGTGCCGCCGGTTCTGTTGTCTGCTCATCATAAACCCAGCCACTCCTCGATTTCTTCCTTCCTGAACTTCCGTTCACCCACTCCGCCCGGCAGCACGGTTGTCAGGCCTCCAGCCTCCGCAATCTCCACCACCGTCTTGGGCGCGTAGCCTGTCCACTGGCTCACCGCGCATGGCGGCAGCAGTGGTTTCTCGCGCCACCAGCTTTTCCGGTCAATCGCGTCCTCCCAGCCGAGCAACTGCGCCACTTGCAACTTCTGGTATCGCCTTTGGGTCGTCCCTTTGGGAAGCACCGCCCGCAGGATCCCCGCGGCTGCGTATTTCCCCACCGTCGCCGGCGAATAGCCGCACGCCACCACCTGCGCCAGCGTCAGCAAGTGCGGCAATTTCTGGAATTCATCGCGCTTCATAAATCCTTTCAGTTTTTATTAAAATCCCCTGCCCGGTCTGCCCGTCTTCCGTTCCGGATCAATCGCTTCCAATTCTGCCAGGCATGCGTATTTCGCCAGATCGGCAAAATCCTTCGCGGCCCCGGTCCCGCCGCTCCGTCCCGTGTAATTCTCAAACATCCAGATCAACTGCCGGCATTCTTCGCACACAAACACCCGCGGCTGATGCAGCCCCGGCATCGCGTCCAGCGGACTGCCCAGCAGCCCGTTTAACAGCGTTATCCCCTCATCCGCCTCCTCGCTGTTCGTGCGCCGGGATGTCGGCGCGTCCCACAACTCCATCGCCGGCGCCATCACCGCGCCCGTCCTCGGGTCCACCTGCTCCGTCTCGAATAAATCGTAAAGCGTAGTCCCGCCCTTCTCGCTCACGTGCTCATTGTGGATCCCGCGCGGGTCCCCAAACCGCGCCGCAATCTCCTCGTGCAATTCGTGCATGGGCTCTCCGGCTCTCCACGCTTCCCGCAAGCGGCGTTGGTGATATTGGTCAACAACGGGAGCAATCATCAGTTCAAAATCATCCTCTGGTGTTATGTTCGGGAAAGTATGTCCCGTGCTGGGATTAAAAGTTTTAGGCAATTCAATCAATTCTTGTTTGAGGATTTCCTGCTTATACCTTTCCACGCCCCATCCCAGCCCCGTCTGCGCCGGGCCCGGATCGCCGTCCCAGCCTTTCCGCTGCTGGTCGTTCACCTCGCGTTCGGTCGGCACCGCCCATTCCCCGTAGGTTGCCAGGTCCGGCCATTCCCGGTAAAAATACCAGCTTGTCGGCCGCGTCGGCACCGCCCGCACCCATACCATCGGAAAATTCCGAGTCCCATGCGGGTCAAAGAAAAAGTAATTCGTGCCTTTCGCCGGGATCGCGCCCCGCGCCACAATGTTCAGCGGCCCAAAATTCGGAAACGCCCGCGCGATGCTGTCGCGTGCGAACCCGTAGCCGATCCGCTCGATATATTCCGTGGTTTTGCCGGCACAACTCTCCGCCACCGCGTCGTGGTATGTCCGGCCCGGCGCCGGTCCCATCGGATTGAACCCGCCAAAGAAATGGATCGCCATTGCGCCCGGATAACTGCATTTGCGGATATAAGGCATGTGCCCAATCGGACAATCTCCCACGTTCCTGCCCGGCAGCAGCGGGCTTGGTTTGCTCCGCAGCGTCCGCGTGCCCGCCCCCGTCACTTGCTTCATCGCCGGCGTGATCCCTTTGATCGGCGTGAAACTCCAGATTAGTTTCGCCCCGCGCCAGCGCACGCGCCGCTCAAGCATCTTGAACCAGGCCAGCGGCATGCTTTCGTCCGCCACCGCCCCCACATTCGGCGGCACAAACAGTCCCAGCGCCCGGCGTTCCGCGCTTGTCTTTTCATAAATGTCCTGTTTCGCGCCGAATTCCCAGCCCTCGTAGGTCGCCGGCTCGGCCACGTAACTCAAAAAATAAATTTCGCTCCCGTTCTCCAGCACGATTTTACCGTCAGTAAATCCGTTCTTCTGGCCGTAATTGATCGCCAGCGTGCTCGCCGGCGACCGCTTGCCGTTCATCGCCTGGTATTCGCGCTGGAAATACACTTCCCACACAATTTTGCTCTGGATCTGTGAAATGCTTGTCTCGTCCTTCTCGCTCAAAATCACCACCAGGCTTTTCGGATACCACTTGGCCACCTGCAGTGCCCGTTTGACCGCATACCAGGTTTTGGTGCAGCGATTCTCCCCAAAGAGTGCCAGAATATGCGGCGTGGGTTCCCCCGGCGCTTTTCCCGGGCCCGTCAAAATCGCGTCCGCATCCTCCCACGGTTCAAATTCCCAGCCCCAGCTCAATGGGTCGTTTTCCGCCAGCAGAATCCGTCTCTCGCGCTTCTCCAACAGGCCATATAGCGCCTCGCTTCCGTTCGGACTCATCACCAGCGCGCGCGCCTCCGCCACCGTGGGCAGACGCAGCATGGGATGCGTCGTCACCCCAAGGCGCTCAAACAGCGCCGCCAGTTCAGCCTCACCCTGCGGCGGCCCGTGGCTTGTCTTTGGTTTTTCAACGGTTGTCATAAAGGGATAACCATGATTTTCAGGTCGTGGCGTGGAGCATCATCTGTTGAACTTTCTGCCCGGCCAGCGTCGGGCTAATAGTCCAGCCGCCCCAAGGCGTCCGGTATGTGCTGAACTGCATCTGCGGCTGGCCTTTGAATTTGATCGTAACCACGACATCAGCGGAAACCCGTGTCCGAAGCACATTCTCGTTTTCCGGTATCCGCGCCGCATCGGCTTTGTGGCGATAATAAGCCGCTATTCCTTCCCGGCGCCGGGCCTGCTTGAGCCTTGCGTAACGTGTTGAACGAAAGTTAGACATGGGTTCAAACCGATTTCTGATGTTGCATATCCGCTTTGTTAGAGCGCGGGGTCACGCCTTGTTTCGGTTTGAGTAGTTTAGGAAGGCGATGTTTGGTGATTCCTTCCGCAGCATGGAGTATTCGAGTTCCAGCTTGAGCGTGCCGATGATCTTGCCGGCGGCATTGGTCATTTCCTTGCATTGTCCGGCGCGGCGCGGATCGGCTTTCACCCACTGATACACGTCCAGCAGGTCGGTTCGCAGTTCTTCGATGTTTTTCGGTGTTGCCATAGTTTTGTTGTTTTAGTTCACGCTGGATTTTGATGACGATGGCGGCAGTTTCCAGCAGGGCTGTCGGCACGTTTTTGAGTCCCCATTTGTTCGTCCAGTGATTTCGGATATACGTCACTGTGACATCGCGGACTCGGTTGCGGTGTCTTTTCAGATTGTCGGCACGCACCATTTCGGGATGCGTCTTTTTCCATTTCGAGCGCCATTGCTTTTTCAGCTTTGGATTTTTGCTTGATGGCCAGTTGCGCCAGTGTCCAGGATGTTCTGAGTTCCACCGTCTTTTATACGCGAGTCTTTTGGCCCGACGCTCTAACAAGTCGCCGGAGCCAATGCGCGGTGGCGCGGTCAGTTCCGCTTCGCGGTTGGATGATTTTGGGTCGCGCATGGCTCAGCTCCGAATGTTAGACGGCTCGGCGATGCGCTGTTCAAAAATCGTCGTCACGTCATTCTTTCGAGCCACGCAGCCGTCACAAGAACAGTCCAGTCCGTGTGACAGTGCCTTGACCTTTCTGGCAGCGGTTTCCAGTGCTTCGTTCCATGCCTCCTTCTGGATGTCGGCGATGTCGCGTTGATCCACGATTGAGGCGTATCCATCCCATCCGTTTTGTTCCGCTATCTGTTCTGGTGTTTTCATATTTGTATATCGTTATTTCGCCGTCTAACAACGTGCCGGACCTAACCCCTATTGTTCCCCTCACGTCCGCTTTCGCGGTTCACATCGTCAATGCGGGGTAGGTCAGCACGAGCGTTGGGCGTCATAGCAACGCGCCCTCTAGTTCGCGGCGGATTCGGTCGCAGGCGTTGTCGAAGTGCCGCTTGTCCTTCTCGACGCCGATGAAGTTCCGATGCAGGCGCACACACGCCACACCAGTTGTTCCGCTGCCCATGTAGGGATCGCAGACCGTGCCGCCTTCCGGCACTTTCGCCATCTCGATACACCACGCCATGAGAGGCACAGGCTTTTGCGTCGGGTGTAGCTTCTGACTCGATTCACCTTGCAGGCTCACGTCGCGCTTGCAGTAGATTCCGTGACCGCCCTTCATCCAGGCAATGTCCGCGTCAGACAGGAAGCTCCCGAAGCCGTCATCGTATCTCTTGAGCCAGACGAGCGCGCTGCCCTTCGGCAGCCGTTGCGCGTAGTGCAGCCATCCCCACAGCACCACGCGCTCATATTCGAGCCACGGCGTCGGGTCGAAGTCCTCGGCGTCGTGCATGATTCTGTCACCGAAGCTGCGAGTTGCGCCTTGCTTGCCTGTCCCGTTTGGGCCGCGAGTGATTCGCCCGTCCCAGTCCATTCCATACGGCGGGTCACTCACGATTGCATCCGCCTGGAGTTGTTCGCGCACGTCTCGGCAGTCGGCATTTATCAGGAGCGCCCACGAATGACGCCCAACAAGACGCTGGAGCGAATGAGCGCCGCGTGCGTCATTTGCAGTGGGTATGGTTTCAGTGGCGCTCATCGCTCAGCTTTTATGTTAGACCATGCAGCGAGCGCGTTTCGTCCTTCGTCAGTATTCCAAAGGCGTGCCATCTCATAATTATCCGGCCCTGAATGTTCGCAGCCTAGACTTTCGCGGCACTGTTTTGGCTTATAGTCAGTCGCGTGGATTTCACACCGCCCATCTTTCAAGAATGTGCATTGTCCTTTTGAGCAGTTTCCCATGAGCAAATCCATCTGCTCAAATTCAGGGGCATCCCCGCCTTCACATCCGATTGACGCTGCCGCCAGCAGATATAGGCGCTCATCATTCCCGACTTCGCTGCTCGGTTCGAGCCAGTCGCGCATCAGGCGGTTTCGATGTCCAGCCGCGATTGCTTTGATGGCTTCGGCGGGAGTCATCCATCCGGGATTG